AACTGGAGAACCTTACATCTTGTTTAAAGGAAATACAAACAAGTCAAATCCAAAAGCTTACAAAGACAATGGCCTAAAGGTACATATGACAAACATATGCAGTGAGATTGTTCTACATACAGACGAGTCTCATAGTTTTGTTTGTTGCTTATCATCTTTAAACCTAGCTAAATACGATGAATGGAAAGATACAAATATTATTTATGACTCTATATGGTTCCTTGACGGAGTACTTGAAGAGTTTATACAGAAAGCTAAAGGTAAGATCGGCTTTGAGAATGCTGTACGTTCAGCTGAAAAAGGTAGAGCCATTGGTCTTGGCGTACTTGGATGGCACACATATCTTCAAGAGAAAAGAATACCGTTTGAAGGATTGTTTTCTCAGTATGAAACAAGAAAAATATTCTCACAGATTAAGATTGAATCAGAGAGAGCGAGCATGGATCTGGCTGAATATTTTGGTGAGCCTTTGTGGTGTGCTGGCACGGGCATGCGTAACACTCATCTTCGCGCTATCGCTCCTACTGTTAGCAATAGTAAGTTGTCTGGTAATGTTAGCCCCGGTATTGAGCCTTGGGCTGCTAATATTTTTACTGAGCAGTCTGCTAAAGGAACTTTTATAAGAAAGAACCCTACGCTAGAAAAGCTGTTAGAAGAAAAAGGCTTTAACAATAAAGAAACTTGGGATAAAATACTTCACGATGGCGGATCAGTTCAAGACTTAGATTGTCTTACGCCAGAAGAAAAAGATGTATTCAAAACATTTAAAGAGATTAATCAACTAGAGTTAGTTAATCAAGCTGGAATACGACAGCAGTATATAGATCAAAGCGTTAGTTTAAACCTTGCTTTCCCTAGTGAAGCATCACCAAAGTGGATTAACAAAGTTCATATGGAGGCTTGGAAGAAAGGAATAAAGACACTGTACTATATGCGAACAGAGTCTGTGCTGCGAGGAGATATAGCAGCTAAAGCTTTAGATGAAACTTGTATAAGTTGTGATGGATAAAAAAATGATCAATAAAATTATATTTACATTAGCACTTACATGCGCGTCTTTGAATGGGCAGTATGTTAAAGTAGCAACACACTATGATGCAGAGCAAACTGCAAATCAAATAATAAAAGGTAAACTAAATAAATATTTAAATAATAAATTAGATTTTTCGTTTGAAAAAAGAAAAAATAAATTCATAGATAAATACGACGTTGAAGCAGATCATGTAGAAAAACAAGTATATAAATATTTTGATAAAGGAAAACCAGAGTATATATCTAAGACCAACGGTGGTTATACGTTTACTATAGCCGTCATAAACAATAAAGACGATACTGATATATTGTATTATTGTTCTTTCGCGTTGGACGCTTTTACTTCAAAAATAAAAAGTGTAGAAATAGACAAAGGTTATTAAATTAAGAAAGGGGCTAACGCCCCTTTTTTTATTTCTTACCACACGGTTTACCGTTGGCTATGTTTACCCAGTTTTCTTTTTCAAACCAGTCTCTAAGTGTAGCTCCTTTTTTACGAGCACCTTTAACATTGGTTGAACTAGATCTCTTGTACTTGCCTTTAGCAGACGCAGACTGTTTAGCTCTAATAAGCTTTTGTCTCTCTGCTTTAGACATACTTTTATATTTACTATATGGCAAGCAAACTTTCTTAGTTGTGCCTGCTCCTTTAATTTTGCTTTTTGCCATGTGCTTCTTTTTCCCAAGGTAAATCGCGACGTCTTGTGTCGATGCTGCTCATTGGATATGTTATGGTTTTATTTGATCCTTTATTCTTCCACTCGTATTTGTTATCATCAAACTTTAATCTACCATCCATGATCTGTTTTTTATGCACGCTCTCATGCTTAATAGTTAAAGACTTTTCTTTACGACCAAGAGCTTTCTTTATGAATATAGTTTTATTTTGATCTATATATCCATAAACTCGTGGATCAGGCATGTCTACCTCTTTGATTACTCTATCGAGGTGGTTTGATGTTTCGTGCAAGCTTAACACTTGGTTAATGCCTTTCATTTTAAATGCCATATTAATCTGCAAACATTTTATAAACGTCAAGTATGTTTTGAACTATACTATGTCGATGGTTATTCTTTAAACATACAAAATTAAATCCATCAACCTGTTCTTCTACTCTACGAAGGAATGATAATCCACTGGCTTTCTTATCTCTTAAATCTATTTGAGCTATGTCTCCACACAATACCATTTTAGAGCCATGCCCTAACCTACCTAGTAACGCTTCTGTTTGATCGTGTGTTAAGTTTTGAACCTCGTCAGCGATCAAGAAGGTGTTAGTAAATGTTAAACCTCTTACATATCCAAGCGGTAGTATTTGTATATTACCCTCTGCTATCTCTTTATCAACCTTAGCTTTGTCGTATAAGTTATAAAAGTTTTGATATATAGGTTGTAGCCATGGATCCATCTTCTCTGCTATATCACCAGGTAGAAAACCTAAGTCTTCACCAGCTAACACAGCAGGCCTAGTTATAATTAACTTTTCTATTTCTTTTCTAAACAACAAGTCTAAACCTACAGCCGTAGCTAATAGTGTTTTACCGGAACCAGCAGCACCAGTTACAACCGTTACGGCGTTATCGAGCATTATAGACTTAGCAACTTTTTGTTCTTCATTTAATTGTATTTTAAATTTGATAGGATTTTTTGGTTTTCTTTTTGATTTAAAGACTTCGTCTATATTATCTGTCATTTACTTTTTCTTTTTACCAAGCTTACCTGGTCCACCTGCCTTAGTACATCGTACTCCCCATCCGGAAGCGTATGCGCTAGGCCATACTTTAAATTTCTTTTTTGCTGCGGCTTTACACGCCGGACTTATTTTACCCATTTTTTATAAATGTTTTGTAGTGAAATATACAAGCCCATATAAACAACGATGCCCAACCTACATTTATTAATATCTCAGGTGTAGGAGGATATTGAGCAGTCAGTACATTATATAAAGATCCAACTGCTGGTAACGCTAATCCAACTCTTAGCATCCATTGCTCTATTATGTTTAGCTTAGCTATTGCTTTAACTTCTCTGCCAAATATAAATATATAAAACAAAGTAGTTGTCATACATATCACTATGTTAGCTAACTCGTTAATTACTTGTGCTATCATTTTCTTTGTCTTTAAACATTCTCTTACTAATAGACTCTACGCCTTTCAAACCTATAAAACCTAGGATAAAAGCTATACCATTAGAATAGTTCGTGTTGTTTATATTCGCCGTTTCAATTACAACCGGTGTTAAATAGTTTGCGCTAGCAACTCCCGTTATAATAGAAAAGAAAGTTTGTTTAAGGTTTTTAGCTCCTTCTTTACCTACGAAAAGTAAAGATCCAAATAATCCAGCAACAGACTGCATTATGTTGATACCAATTTCATCTAGAAATGTTTTCATTTTTATTTTTGTTTTCCACCTCGTGTATAAGGAAACAAAGCGTTCATAGCTTTTTGCCTGCCTTCACAACCGCATGGTATGTTTAGTCCTTTGGAAATCTTGTCTACAACGGTTTTAATACCTGTAGCTTTTGTAAACTTATATATATCGTCTCCTAATCCTTTTGATTTCATATTAGTATTTTCCTCTCACCCCTTTTGGTGATGACTTTTTACTTCCACCTTTACCAGCCCATAAGTTTTTACAAGCCCAATATCTAGCGGATAGCTTATCTTTGGCAGAGCTACATCTGTGCCTAGCTTTAAAACTTTTTCTAGCAGCAGCAGAATAGTTATGACCATATCCACTTGCTCCGAAGTGTATGATCTTTTCTTTACCACCGGAACAAGCCTTTACAACCTTCTTCTTGCCAGCCTTAGGAGACTTGCGAGGAACGTTGCACTTCATTTTTGATTTATCTAGTCTTGCCATTTTTATTTTGTTAAACCTTTCCACATCTCTATTAAGCGTGGATCAGGGTATATATCACTTTTGTCGTATCTTACGCTAACATGAGAATACACACCGCGTTTGTTTCGTAATGCCTTGTACCATACATCCCATACTCTTTCGTCATAGTCTAATGGTATGCTATATCTTTCACCCCAGTATAATAATAACTTTCTTAAGCTTTCAATTTGCTCGTCAGTATATTTGTGCCAATACTTACTACCTCTAAACTCTTTGTCTAATGTAACAACTTCATTATCAGGTAAGCTATGACCATAAATAGTTTTAAAATGATTTCTATTAGGTGTCATTGGACCATAAGCACATAACTCAATACCTATACTTGTTTTATCTAATGATAAATAAGGTAGGTTTTCTTTCTGAAACACAGACTCTCTAAGTCCTAAATGAAATGCCCAATACCTAGAAGAGAAAGCCTGCACAATAGTTCCATCCCTAGAAATACAAACAGCAGTACCAATACGAGCTCTATCATTGTTCCAAAT